TGGGAATGGATTATCCTTCTTCTCTTCTTCTTCCTTTTTCTTGAATTCGAGTTCAGGGTCATTCTGACCATCTTCCAAAGTTGGATCGATGTTCTTTTCTTTTTCCATAGAAGTAAATCCTCCTTTGCTCAAAGCAGATTTAATGTCTTCCATAAGGGAAAACAATTGGTTCTTGAAGTCTCCGTCAAAGGAGAATTTAGCTGCGATGCCTGCTCCTTCGAAGCAAGGTTCAACATCTTCTCCAAGAATACAAAGCTTTTGTATCATTGCTTCATCAATTATGAAAAATTTTGGAAATCCTTTATCATCAAATGTCCAAGTGCCTTCTAATTTTTCATCATTAAGTTCCATAGATTGATTATTACCATGTTCAATAACACGCTTAGCTTCTTCATAAATACTAGTCCAAAGATAACCTTCAGTCATTAAATATTCATGCTCTATGCCATCATCCATGAACTTTTGATACCAAATACGCGCACTAGAATCAACAAAGCCATAGGCTTTGGTTTTATCAACAATTTTAAATTTACCATCGCCAACTTCAATACTACGATTGTGCCCAGAGAAATCATTAGTTTCTTTATCAAAATAACCAACAATTGGGCATCCATGTAATGTTGAAGCCATCTTTGTAGCAACTTCTTTACTAATTACACTACCATTACGATTTTGACCAAGATAACAAACTTTTATATCACAATGAGATAGCAATGGATTTTCCGCGATAGGAGCTACATTTGTAATTTCTACAGGCGATTCAATTGGAACACTAATATGTTTCGGCAATTAACTCACTCCTTTCCCGCAGCTTCTCGATTAGCTATTGTTTTATCAGACTTCTATTCATTACTCTTTTCTGGACGGCCCATCTTCTTTTCTCCACTAGCAATTTGTGCCTATTGCTTATTTACCTATGACTATGCATTACTGCCCGGTAAAATATCTTTACCATTTAATGTAGAAGACATAAGTGGTGGAATCATAATTTCTTGAAGCTTTAATACTTCATTCTCAAAATGAGCTGTAGCAATAATAGAACTCTGTGAATGTCCTAATGCAATTTGCGGCAACATCTTAGAAAAGCCTAACTAAGTATGTTCTTTATACATTTTGGACAGTTCTTTATAATTGTAAATTGTAGTTTCAAGGATATTAAAATGCAAACACCATTTTTTATTTCCCGGAAACTTATTTCTTAAAATACGACTAAATAATTCATTAAATTCAAATATTAAATCGCGCACAGTAGCTTCATCTACAGCCGATGCTTTTTCAAGAGCAAGATTGCTATTAGAATTAAATAAATTCTAAGAAACACCAGCTTCATTATAAACAGTACGCTCAACTTTCTCAAGTTCATCTCTTGTTGTTGTAGTGTTTTTATCAGCTAAATCAGCAACATCAACATCCGCAAATGTTGTCATAACATCTACACCAACTGCACGCTTTAACATCTAAACAGTATTATTATGAATATCTTTAGCTTCATCAACATCAAAAATCAAATCACCATTTTTATCAAGTGGCAACTTTTGAATAATAACTTTCAATAATTGCTATAACATCTTGCGGCGATCTAAATCTTGTGCTTCATCCAAATCTAATATTTTAGTCGTAATATTAACTAATAATGGATAATCTCTATTGCTAAGATTAAGTTTAAATGCGCAATCAGGATCTAACAAATACCAACCACGGCTGCCATCATTCATCTTAGCATTTAATTTGTTCTTTTTATATGCGACATATGCTTCCGCAAACTCTTTAGGAAATAATTTTAATACCCTTAGCCGCATATCAATATCTGGGAACATATCATCAAAAAATCGTGGATTAAATTCAACTGCTGGACGATTTCCAACTTTAAATCTACTACGACAATATTCAATGGGTAGTTCCTAAATCGCAAATCCACGAGATGTTTCAACTACATAACCATAATAGCATCCATTAATAATAATCTATAATGCTATATCATTACATAATTGTTTGACCCCGCTTTCATCCAGATAATCAAGAGCCTTAGTAAATTCTGCTAAAACTTTTTCATCTTTAACAGTATTATCAATTACATAAGGTGTGATATACCAATCATAGCGATAAAGACTAGCAAAATATCTACAAAGTCTTTCGTATATACCACTTACTTCAAAAAAGTAATTCGAAATACGGCGTAGCATTGGATAATCTTTACAATGCATTGCTTGCAAAATTGTTGATTCACTAAAACAAACTCTATCAATTTTCTTTAGCGCACCAACATCAACAATCGCATCTTCAAGAGTCTAAAAACCTACTTTTACTTTTCCATAATCAACTTGATTGCCATAGATATCTCTTAATTCTGGATTTTGAACGATTGAAAAGCCTTTTTGATGAATTGCTTCTTGACTAATGGCCAATTCAATCCCTCCTTAATATCCAGCTTTTTCCATAATATAATCATAAGTAATTAAGTTCTCATCAGTATATGGGATCTCAATTAATTTATAATCATTTAATGCACAAAATCTGCGTTTATTTTTATCATTGAACTATTGTCGATAAAATCCTTGTTTTCCACCAAATTTAGAAGAAGGTTCATAGTGCTATTTTCCTTGATACTCAATCAAAAAATCTATATTCCCATCATCATCAAAAACACAAAAATCAAATTTAAGTGGTTTGCCATTAGGGCTATTTAAACCTTCAAAAGATTGTTCCATCGTAAAATTCAATCCAGCTTCACGCAGAATTTCTTCTATCTTTATTTCGCCTCTTGAAGCTCGCATCTTTGACACCTCTTTTAATTCAAAAATAACATATCACTAAAGCGCTTATTTCTTTTCTTTCGTTTTTTATCTTCTTCTAATTTTATATAATATAAACCATACTCAAAAGCAGAAAATTTATCCTTTTTAATTCCTGTATTAGCTCGCTTCAAAATAATATTTACACCTTCGTTTTCTTCACGAAGATTCATCATTTCTTCTTTTAATATGGAAGTTAAAGTAAATGGTTTAAGATATTCTGCCCTTTCTTCAGGTTTCATATCTTGGCCTCGCTTAGTCCCCATTAATTTTATTTTAGCAACACGCTCATCAATTAACATCTTTACATGTCCTGATGCCATTTGAGATTGAGCATTAGCATGCGCTTCAGTATTAATTGGTGCATTTGCTTTAATAATCCACATTGCATTTTCTTCGCAATTATCAGTACGATATCTCTTATATTCACCATCATCATCGTTTTCAACACCGAAGTCTGGCAATATTTCATTTGTATCTGGATCAGTCTGCCCTTTAACCATATAGTCAACTAAACCAATACCAAGACCATTACCGTCGATAACTACTCGCTTAGCTTTATATTTATAAAATAATTTCTTTATCCAAATAGCTTGATCTTCAAAGTGTGTATTACTTCTTGTATCTATATTAACTAAAGAAATAAATGCTATTCCATTAACTTGCGGAGATACTTTAAAAATACAAGCAACTGAATCGCAACCTTTTCTACCAACATCGACTGCGACTATATAATAAGCATTTTTAGTACTGCGACCAGAGTATTCATATTCTGGTTGCTTTAAAATACGATTATGATCAAACTGCTCTGCATTAAAGAAAGCATCTTCAATTGTACCAGACCAACGACTTTCATATTCTCGATCAAAAGATGATTCATTAAATGTACCATCCATTTTAAGGTCTCGAATAAAAGTTTTATCCAAGAGGCCCATAAGAACAGGAATGCGCCAAGTACCACCCATAACCATGGCACGATCGGGTTTAATGATTTCCCAAACCAAGAGCTGAATTAGTTTATCATACGCAAATGTATTCTTCCAACCTGCGGTAGTAACATAAATCTGGCTCTTATTTAAGACTTCATTATCATCTTTATCGCCCCAAGCTCCTCTGCGGGAAACATTCATGGTAGGTATAATAACTTCATTTAAAATAATTCCATCAATACTAATACACTCTTCCATCAATCCACCATGACGACGCTAACCTCTGGAAGTTTCACGCGCAGCAATATTATCAAGCACTGAACCATTTTTAAACATATACCGCACATAATCTTTACCTTCCATTGTTTTACCACGGCGCCAATCAATTTCTTGATAAAGAGATGGAATTAAATGACATAATTCTTGTACTTTAGATTTTAAGATACTAGAAGCCTGCTCTTTACCACCAGAAGTAACAAATAATTTTGCTCCTGGATACAGAATACAGCGCAATACTAATATTAATGCCGCAAGGAAAGATTTAGAATAAGCACGCGGAAATACTGCATATACATATTTATAGCGCATTGCCGCACGCAAAAAAACTCGTTGATAATAAAATAAGTGAAAATTTTCTGGATTATTTTTACTTACTAAAAAATCAACAAATAGATCTGGATATTCTCGCCAAAATGCAATGTATTGTCTAGCTACAGGTATGCATGCGCGCACACGCTCTTCTGATAAACCAATCTTATCAACATTAGATTTAAGATTTAACAAATCTTGGAGAGCCATTAATCATCATCCTCTCCAAGCAATTCCTTCATAGTCTATTCATCTTCTGCCTATTGGTCTTCAATAAATTGATAATGTGCTAAGAAATCACCATCGGTAAGAACTTCTTCTTCAACTTTATCAAGATTAAGTTCTTCCATGTCAGTAGTATCTTCATCTTCTTCTTTTGCTTCTTCACGAGCCATTGTCCTTGCCGCATTTTCAATCAAATTACCAAGGTTCATTTCTTCAGTAACCAAACGATGAGTATAATTGCGCAAATCAGCAAGTGTTTCATCAGGTTTATCTTTTGGCTCATCAACATAATATCGAGGAATAAATCCTTCACGCTCGCACAAAAGAATAAATTCATCAATAGCAGAAACAAATTCACCAGATTCTGCTTTATTCTGCGCCGCAGTAAATTTAGCATCTTTCATCAAGCTGCTATATACTCGCGCCAATTTCTAAAAACCTTCAATATCACCAATATCAATACATTGATGCATTTTTAAAGAAGTCTTGCAAATAAGTTTTAAATAATCTTCATGAGATGGAGTCACAATATCAAAAGATGTCATCATCTCTTGATAATATTTTTCCAGCTAAACCCATTCATATGGTCTATATGCTTTTCCCCATTTAATTGTTAAATATTTTTTATCTTCATCAGTTAAATCATCTT